TTATATAGGAAAATATTAAAACAATGGAAAAAATAATAATCAGTAATCAAAAAAGAAAAATTTTACTTTTGGAGTATTATTTTATTTTTCAAAATAATGGAATAAAAAGCGTAGCCGAAGACTTAAATGTAAGCTATTCAGTGCTTCAAAGATTGGTTAAAGATTATAAAAAAAATAATGGTTTAATTATAAAGTCATCATTATAAATACTATATTTGTAATTCATAATTACCGATGCAAGGGGTGGGCATCTTAATTTCGCTCCATAAATAAAATAAAATTATGAGTAATTCAAACCGCAGACAAGCGTTTGCACAACCACAAACAAATCCAGCAAAAAAATTTATCGACTGGAAATCAAACGACAAATGTTTTAATTATTATGACAAAGAAAGTAAAACTAATGTAGCCATTAATTTACCTTTTAAATTTTTAGTTTTAGATGAATTGCACACCGTGAAAGGTTGGAACGATTCATTGAAAGGTCAAATCGGTTCTAACGAGGTAAAATTTATATCTAATGATGTTTTAAAAGTAAAAACATTTCACAAAGATGCAAACGGTAAAAATATTAAAACAGATATGATTGAGGGAGTTTACTCCGAAGTAAAAGAGAAAATTAAATCATCTGGAGCGCATTATGTAAAATCTGTTTATATTATGTTGGAAGACGGATCAATTGCAAACCTACAATTAAAAGGTGCATCGTGTCAATCTTATGGAGATTTTACCGCAAAGACACGTTCACGATTAACAGATGAGTGGGTTGAGGTTGCTAACTTTGTAGAGGGAAAAAAGGGAGCGGTAAAATACACAGTTCCAGAGTTTAAATTTAAAAACTCAATATCGGATGCCAAAGCCGATTTAGCAGACGAGGCTTTCAATACATTAGAGGCTTATCTTAAGACATATTTAACTAAAGCCGATCCTATCAATATCGAGGTAGTTGATGAGGAAATTGTAGATGACGACTTGGAATTTTAAAAATATTCTGTTTTGTTTTTTTAAGGGAGGTGTAATTACCTCCCTTTTTTTATGTCAATAGTACACATTTTTGCGGTTTTCCTATACCCTCTTAAGAAACATTTTTTTATTTTATAGGGGGGGGGTACTTTTTGTAAAAAAATGTGTACTATGTGTACTATTTTAAAAAAAATAAAAAAAAAATTTGTATATTAAATATTTATTTATATATTTGCATAACTACGACAATAAAAAAACATTATAAAAAGGGATAATGAAGCCAGTGTCGTAGTTGGTGGATTTATCCCTTTTAACTTTTAAACTATGACAGTATCAGTATTCAAAGACTTGTATAAGTCAACCGATGTACCATTCCACGTACCAATCGAGAAAATCATTAAACGCATTAAACAAGGAACTTCCAAAGAAATTGTGGAGTTAGTTCGTAATGGACAAAAAGAATTTAAAAGTAAATTACCTTGTATTTTATTTGGAGGTATATTTAACGAAAGAAATTCAAATTCACTCCAACAACATTCCGGATTAATGGTTGTCGATTTTGATAAATACCCAAATAAAGAAACGATGTTATCTCAATTGGAATTATTAAAAGAAAACAAGCATTTTGTTTTATTATTTATCTCCCCATCTGGAATTGGAATTAAGGGCGTTTTAAAGGTATCAAATGAATTAACAAAGGAAACGCACCCTAAAGTATTTAAAGAGTTTAATAAGCTATTTAATTACGATTATTTCGACATTTCAAACTCAAACGTTGATAGGGTTTGTTTTGAGTCTTATGACCCAAATATTTATGTTAATTTAGAAGCTGAAATATTTAACCCTATTTTAAAAGAGGAGGGTTTTAACGTTTCGGAGCGTGTTCCACTTTTACCAATTACTGATCAAGACAAAATCATTTCCAAAATAATGGAGTGGAATTGGAATAAGGATTTTAGAGAGGGAGAGCGAAATGCTTTTATATTTGATTTGGCTGGTGCTTTTTGTGAGTATGGTGTTTCACAAATTAATGCAGAGGGGTATATTTTAAACAATGTAGTAATCGGGGATTTTTCAGAAAACGAAGCAAAGACAACTATTAAATCAGCATACAAAAAAAGAAATTTTGATACCAAATACTTTGAAAATTATAATAAAATTGACTCCATAAAAATAGACTTAAAAAAAGGTAAAAAGGAAGTCATTGAAAAATACAGTATATCGGAGGGTACTTTTAACGAAATAAAGGAAGCATCCGAACACGAAGACTTTTGGCATTATACCGAAAAAAATAAAATTGGTATTTCGCCTTTAAAATATAAATTATTTTTGGAGCGGAATGGATTTAAAAAGTATTTTCAATCGGAGGCACAAAAGGCAACTTGGATTTATATAACTTCAAATAAAGTAATTGAAACCTCAACCGAAAAAATAAAAGACTTCGTTTTAAATTATTTGATTGATCGTAAGGAGTTAGATATTTGGAATTATTGTGCAGCCTATCAAAATATATTTTCAGAGGCTTATTTATCAATGATTGACAGCGTTGAATTGTTAATGTTAAAAGATACCAAAACAAAATCATTTATTGCATTTAACAACGGTATTTTAGAAGTTACCAAAGACTCGATTAAATTAGTTGATTATATAGATGTAGAGGGGTATGTTTGGAAATCTCAAATAATAGACAGGGATTTTATAGAGGTTGAGGATTTTCAAAATGAATATGCAACCTTTATAAATAATATAAGTAGTAATGAGCCAATCGCAATTGAATGTGTCATCGGGTACTTATTATCAACTTACAAAAATAAAATGAATAACAAGGCTGTAATCTTAAATGATGAGGTTATAAGCGAAAACCCAGAGGGGGGGACTGGTAAAGGTTTATTTGTACAAGGTCTAAAACAAATTCGGAATATTTCAATTTTGGATGGCAAAAGTTTTGACGATAAAAAAAGTTTCCCTTACCAAACAGTAAGTCCAGAAACTCAAGTACTGGTTTTTGACGATGTAAAAAAGAATTTCGACTTTGAAAGTAAATTTAGTTTGGTAACAGAGGGTATAACTCTTGAGCGTAAAAACAAAGATGCAATAAAATTAAAAGTTGAGGAAAGCCCTAAAATGATTTTAAGTACCAACTATGCAATAAAGGGAGAGGGTAATTCACACGATAGGAGGAGGCACGAAATAGAGTTCGCCCAATTTTATGGTAAGACTTTAACGCCTTATGATGAATTTGGTAAACAATTATTTGATGACTGGGATGAGGTTGATTACCAAAAATTTGATAATTATATGGTTTACTGTTTGCAATCTTATTTAAAACTTGGACTTATAAAACAGAACGCCAAAAATATTAAAATGAGAAAATTCATTGCCGAGACTTCGATGGAGTTTTTGGAATGGGTAAAAGACAAAGACAATGTTTCGCACAACGATAGGCTTGAGAAATCACTTTATTTTAATAATTTTATAAACGATTATCAAGATTATAAAAAATGGCTCACAAATAAAAAGTTTAATATTTGGGTACAAAAATATTGCAACTTTATAGGTGCAGAATATTTAGAGGGTAATACAAATGGATTGCGATGGTTTACAATAAAAAATGGTCAACTTAACGAGGTTGACGATATAGCTTTTTAGTTTAAAAACTAAAGTTTTTAAGAAAAATTTTTAATTATTAAATTAAATTTTATATATTTGTAAAAGTAGAGTCGTCGCTACAATAATAATATTACAAAAATCCCACAATGATAAAGACGACGACCTTTTGATTTGTGGGTTTTTATTTTTATGGATATTAAAATAGGAATTTATAAAATAACTTCTCCAAGTGGAAAAATTTACATAGGACAAAGTATTAATATTTTTAAAAGATGGGTATATCATAAAAAATTATATTCTAATCAAACTCCAAAACTTTATTTATCATTAAAAAAATATGGATTTGAAAATCATAAATTTGAAATTATTGAAATTTGTAAAATTGAAGAATTAAATATAAAGGAAAGATATTGGCAAGAATATTTTAATTCAATTGAAAATGGATTAAATTGTATTTATACAAAATCAAATGATAAAAGTGGTAAATTAAGTGAAGATACAAAAAGAAAAATATCTCAATCTCAAATGGGAAAAGTTATAAGTAATGAATGTAGAATAAAATTAAAATTATGTAATTTAAATAAAAAGCAATCAAATGAAACTATTGAAAAAAGAGTATCTAAATTAAGAGGTAAAAATATTCCTGATTGGCAAAAATTATTTTTAAGTAAAAGTAGATTAAAAAATAAAAATCCATTTTTTGGTAAAAATCATTCTGAAATTTCAAAAAACAAAATGAGAGAAAAATTAAAAGGAAATAAAAATTATTTATATAAGCCAATTATTAATATTGAAACTGGAATATATTACGATACTTTAGAAGAAGCATCAAAAACAATAAGCTGGGATAAAAAAAAATTATGGTCTCACTTATCAATTTATAAAAAAAATAATACATTTTTTAGATATGCTTAAATTAAGAGATTATCAAACAAAATTATCAACTAAAGGAGTTGAAATTCTAAAACAAAAAAAAATAGTTTATTATTGCTGTGAAGTCAGAACAGGAAAAACTTTGATTGCTTTAAATACCGCTAAATTATTTGGAGTTAAAA